GAGCCTGGCTCCGGATTCTGAGATTCGAATGATATTTGACGATTCGATCTTCTCCTGTGGCTTTCGTGGTTTATAACTTCTGCGCTGTCGAACATTTCTTCGTCTAGATTTCTGATTTTGCTTTGGTTTAGGTTTTTCTGTTGTAGACATAGATATTGCTAATAGAACACCCCGTGGCCCGTAGTTGTTGAGAGAGGGCACGGGCGATCCCTTGGCTTATTGTAGGTACAGACCGAAATCCAACTCACCAAGCGGTGATGTTAGATTCTCGATCTGCTCTTCCATCCAGAGCTGAACCTCTTGCGAGATTCCGAAAAGATGGAAGAATTCCCTTCTAGTGTCCTCTGTAATAGGGACAGCCGGGATGTTCTTACCTGAAAGGTAAGCCTGTCTGGCAAGATAACTATCAAAGTCCAGATGTGACACGTCAATCGGGGAGTCTCCGATTTCGTTATTAAGCAGATAAATTACCTTGTGTACATACGACTGCAACACAGGCTCACCGACTACGAGGTGGGCATAACCCTTCAGGACCGCGAGAGCATAGTTGTTGCGAACATTCGGTGAAACATTGGCCCATAATTTCGAAGACCAACCGATCCTGCGGAAGAATTGAGTAGGATTTCTCCATAGGAATTTCCTACCATTGACAACAGCTAATTTGCACCTGCAAAAAGTTCCGGGTTCGTCAAGTGTGATCCGGACGCCCAACTCTGCGTAATGTTCAGGATCACCAAGCTCTCCTTCCAAATTGCTGTCGTCACCATTGAGAACACCCCAGAAATAAGGTATTCTGTGATATTTAAGATAACCTGCAGCTGCGTGGGCTAGACAAGTAAATAAGTTGTTTAGAGCTGAGGTAGTCGCAGACCCTGTCATCTGCGCCCACTGGTTTTGGAGGACAACATCGCCTGAAAACATGACAGCTTTCCAGTGGAAATAAAACATAATTAAATCTATAATCTTGGTAGTAGGAGCCCCGATTGTCTCTAAAAATCGGCACATACACAAGATGTGGGTTTGATCAAAGGTAGCTTCCAATGATTTAATATCATTGGATCGACCATTTTCCGGCATCAAAATAGCCCACTCACTAGGAGGAAGATGTTTGACGCAGCAAGGAAAGTAGGTCTTGAGAACCCACTCGACAGACATGGCTAACGGTCCAAAGTAGGCTAAGGCTGCCGGATCGACAGCGATGACCACCCTGGCCCGAAAGCGATCACAAAATTCTTCGAAGGTCTTCGTTGATATTTCAATTTTGGTGAAGCCCTTGGAAGATTTGAAAGACATCATGAAGGAATGGTTCATTTCTGAGAGGCGAGCAATGCCAAGTTGCGCTCTCCTAATCATAGATCTAGAAGATCTGGAATGAAACCAATCATCCAAAGAAAAATCTTTCCAAGTACACACTTGCGAGTAATATTCACAGACAAACTTAAAAGCCAGTTTGCCTTGATCAGTTATTTCAAGAGTATCTTGCAGATATCGCTCATTAAGTGCGTTGATGAAATTGCAAACACAGGGTCCAAAAGCTGTTGGAGTGTGATTTGCCAATGTGGGGGCGTATGACACAAGTACGCGGTCTTTCTTGAGAGAACATTGATTGTTCTTAACAGTAACCTTGGCATATTTGGAGTTGTTGACAATGTGTCGAGAGCAAGAATGCATTAGAGGTACAACTTTGTGGGTCAAGACAAGGTTAGAATTTTTAGCTCGATACGGGTGCATGGCAATGTATACGAGCATGCAAAGGATACAGAAATTGGTTACCAATTCTGCTACTCCTGAAGACAGAGTGAGTGCGAAGACAAAGAAGAAAGAACAACATGTGTTCCAGGCACAATGGTATTTCAGGCGTTTCGCAAAGGTTGGTATGGTGAACATTAGTGCGTGCATCATGGCAGCAGAAATTGCCCCAGTCCAATATGGTTTATTGAAAAATTCAGAAATAAAGTACAATATTGACAATCTGGGAAAATACCAACGAAGAATTTCTTCGCAGAGCGGTCCAATTACTGTGGGCATCAAAAAGAAACCTAGAGGGCCGATGTTATATTCGACCACTTCCTGTATGAAACCAAAGAAATCCTCTACAGTACATTGGATCATCTTGCCTAGAATCCAGGTATCAGAACCTGGTGGCGCAAATTCTAATTGTAGAGCAATTTTTGGTGTCATGGGAAAGTCAGGTTTTGGGGCAGCAAACAATTCAAAGCTGCGACCATACAAATTGATGTCAGAAAAGATGTTAGAGATAATGTGGTTGAGACATGAGAAAAACTCATGTGACGGGGATATGATGTTGGTTTGAAGGAAATCAGTGAATGATGGCCCAACACCATATTTGAGAAGGTTACCGATAATCCAGAGTAATGGCAAACCGATGAGCAAGAGATAACAGAAGTATCTCAGAAGAACCATGGAAACTTTGCACTTTAATTTGAAACTGGAGGTCTTCCAGAACAGATAGCGGTTCAAAGTTTCTTGGCCGGTCCAAGTTACTTCTTTAAGCTCTTTGAACTCCTCGGCAGCACGACAGAGAGTTGAGGTTATGGAGTACAGAAAAGTGGAATCAATTTTACTTTTCTTGTGATCATCCAGCAATGTCAGGTATTGCCTGAGCTTTACTACTACGCCCAACTCGGCGGAAGGAGAGTCTTTGGCCCTATTTGAGCCCAATGTGATTTGGTTCATCAAATCAAGAGGGAAATGGTAAGTTCGTGGTTCTGGGGCAAAGACGTCGACGAATTCAAAAGAATCCTCGAAAACAGAACGGCTCGGTTGCTTCGTGGGGTGCAAGACAAACATCTTGAAGTAACCAATCTGAAAGACAACCTGAACCAAGAAGTTATAGGATCCACCGCGGAGTATCTCCCCATCTAG